CTATTTGCAATGAGTGCCTTCTCGAGTACGGTATTTAATTCACCGCTGAGTACACCATTAATCTTGGCGATCAAAGCATCACTTTGATATGCGTGCCTGATGTCTTGATTGATATAAAGCTGATTGTTATTCATGACTTCTCCTCCGGCTGAACCGGACTTGACAATGTGTTTCTTTGCTTGGGTTCCCATACAAGTTCGACTCTTCGTAAAGAGAGCTTATATTTTTTGTCCAGTCGCTGACCTTTAGGACTGGGAAGTTGTTTGATTAGTTCTTTGAATGTGTCCTGAATTAATAATTTTGATGCGTATAGATTCGATAGCTCGAATCCTTTGTAGTCATCACCCAACCTACTGTGCTGTGCGCTTTGTCCAAAGGTGCAAGCGCGTTGCTTGTATACCTTGTCGCCAAACTGATTGATGCGTGCCCATGTTGCTGGGACGGCTTTAACTATCGCCACTCTGTGGTGTTTCCATGGGCCAGTCATGACCCACTCTGGGATGCAGTACGAATCGAATTCATATCCCATACGGGTCTGGTTATAGCCATCTATGGTCGCATCCATATGGACGCCATAGGAGCGCCCCTTGGGTTTAGATCTAGTGCCCTGCACCGGCTCAACCGGAGCTGAGATGGGTTTCATATTGGGAAGCAAGGCCAGCATCTGGTTTCTAATAGGAATCATGACGCCACCTCAAGAGCACGATTGGCTAGTTCTAGACTCGACTGAGAATCTATCGAGATCAATTCAAGAGAACTCTTTAGGTCTGATACCTCGCGCTCAAGCTTAGATATTTCCTGCCTCTGCTCTTTGATTCGGTCGCTAGCGATGTGCAAATAATAATCCATGATTTTGGCTCCCTCCTTATAGGCGGATAGTTCGCGTTCGATGGTGGCGATGGTGGTTTTAGCGTTGATGAATTGCATAATATTTCCTTGGTCAGTTTAATTGCGGTCGTTTGGTTTAGGTGACTAGGGAAATTAATCGCCTAAACAAAACAACCCTCAATTAAGAGGGTGGTTTTATTGGCTTCTATGCGGCCTTTACCGTTTCGTTTTCAGGGTTAGCCTTGGCGTAAGAGAGCAAGGACTCGAGGTAGTCAATTCTAGATTCAGATTCATCAAGTCGCTTGAGGTTTGTCACGATGGCATCAATCACCTTTTGCATGGCGTCTCGCTCGTTTTTGACGGCCTTAGCTTTGGCTGGGTCAGCTGCGGTGGCCAGTTTCTTGGCGGCCTTGTTGACAGTGGCAAGGGTGGCTTTTGCGCCCCCAGCTGCCTTCACGAGTTTGGCGCGTGTCACGCCATCGGTTTCAATCGCCTTGACTATGGCTAGCTCCTTTCGGACTTCGCCTTCTGACATGCCAGCGACTGTGGCGGGTTTTATGCCAGCCTCTACAGTCTGGGTGATACGTCCGCTCCAGTCTTTGATGAGCTGGGGTGCTGGGGTGCGCTTCGCTTTGCGAGTAGCATCGTTAGCCTTTCCAAAGTGAACTTTCAGGCCGTCTTCAATGGCGGCTTTAAAGGTTTTCATATCGGCCTTGCTGTCGTGGAACATCGCGGTCAGGTCAACAAAAGCCTGTGCGCGGTGATTTCCTAGAGCCATCTCTAGGGTGGCGTGATCTGAAACCATTTCTTGAATGTCTGCGATCTGCTGTGCTGCTAAAGTAAAAGTTTTCATAATATCGTTTCCGTTTGGATTGTCGCGTCTGGCCTTGTTGCCGTCTGTCGATGTATTAATAGTCTCATAGTGGGGATTCTGCGGCATATTACCAAGCGCTCAACTCCGGCTAGACCGGTGCTAAGAGCATCGAACTTCGGCGATCTCCCTAGAACTTGGAGGAGCTAGCCTAGGGCAAAACGGGATCCCAGAGGGGGGTATGGGGCAACCCCGACCTCTACAACAAAGGGGGTCACGCCTTATTTAAAGACAGCCTCGATTACTAAAACGACTTTTACCAAAAGTTCGCCTTACGAAATTTGGACTTACTCACCCTAAAAACAAAGCTAAAAAATTTTGGGTGGCACTAACTCATGCAAATCAGAGCACTTAGTGCCAATTGTTTTTTTGAAACGTAGGTGTGGCGTGGGTTTTCGGCAGGATGTGTAGATTTATTGTGCGTCATTTGATAGGGTGGTTTTAACCAGTACGTATATAAGGTATCAGCACATGTGGAGTAGAAATTAATTTCGTGCCTACAGAGTCCTGTGAGAGGCGTTGAGTTATGACCCTATATGTTGGCCTAAGATTTACCTAAACGTTCTGTGAGCGATCTAGTTGACCCCTTCTTGGTACATACACAGTCTAAATTGATGGCAGGGTTTGCTAAAACTGCGTAGATTTACCCCAAATGTGAGTTGGAAGCCCTGAAAAAAAATTTTAGAAAAAATCCCAAGGGGTTTCTGGTGGAAAAAACGTCTGTGAATTCACTGATCGGATGGACGTAATTTTAGATTGCCAAATCTCTGGATCGGGGTGGCGTTTTTCGCCATCTCAGGGAAGCGTCAGCTGAACGTCTTTTTGTTTTTTGTGAACGAAGTGAATTTTTTCTTTTTTTAACTAGGTAGAGTGGGAGACTTTCAAATCCATACAGATTTATTTATGATTTGACCCCTACAAATAGGACGTAACCCCCTAGTTTGCTAGCTCTTAGGCTGTTTCGTCTAGGAAATTGTGATTGGGTTGGGCCTTCTGCCGATTTTACGCACCCCCTGAGCACATCAAACCCCTATAAACACTCGGTCTCCCAAGTTAGCGCCCACTAACATAAGCCGTTAAGATATGCAGTGTATATTAATTGCTGATTAAACCTACATCTGCGCAGTACGCTGAACCCTTGTGTGGGTTGGATGTCTAGGTTAGCGTCTGCTATCAAAAACTCCCCATAATCTAGGGTAATTATGGCTAATGTAGACTATAAGGGGGTCACACACCGACCCCCCCATGGTCACCTCCTGACCCCCCCATGGTCACACACCGACCCCCCCTAATTCTAGCTATTCATTAGTGGCATAGCTTCACAGGTTAGTGTTCACTAACATAATCACAATGTAGGGGGGCCAATCAGCGACCCCGTTCACCTGCCGACCCCCCCATGGTCACTCAGCGACCCCCCCTATTACAAAGATTGCCGATTACCTTGCTTTTAGTCCATGGTAAAAGACCCTCAATCTACCCACCAAAACCATCCTAATCACACCCATAAAACCACCCTAGTAATGGACGTAAATTGCAGTCATTTATGGCCGTAATTGTTTGGACTTACATTCTTCCGCGACTCTGCTTAATTACCTACGCTTAGTAACGTTTGGATACGTTAGGTGACAGGGGTAACTAACTCCAAATATATGGCATGGTTAGTTACCCCCCCCATCCAGAGCTTTCCAAAAAGTATATAGAGGTATTACCAAAAAGTTTTGTGTATTCATCTATAACTTGTTGTTTTTTATACAGTAAAAAGGGTAACCATTACCAAGTAGTTTTGTGTATGACCCAAACGGTACAGTTTCTGAACCCAAACGGTACAGTTTCTGAACCCAAACGGTACAGTTTCTGAACGGTATCATAGGAATCGGTTGTCAAGTAACTGAATTAGTTGAAGTTTTTTTAAATAAGCACTTGACGGAGTGCGCACGAATCTATAATAAAGGGGGTAGATTCAGATTGTAGTGACTGAGTCTCTGCTTGATGGGTGACCACAAATTTCGTGGGTGGTTACACTGTCGCAGTATACCTACAGCGATTCCTCCTAGGTCGTAGTAGTTGTCCTCACCGGATTCCTAGACCGGTGAGGATCCCCCCCCAAATTTAAAAGTAAATCTTTATGGCTGACTCATATTCAGTTCAAAGTCGTGAAGGCGCTACTAAAAGAGAAGTGCCTTTAACCCCTGACGAAAAACAGGCTTGGTCTGAGAAACTCTCAAAGCAAAAAGAAGAAGACGCCATCATCGCTAAACACAAGGCGAAAGAAGATGTGCGTAAAGATAAATTCAAACGCTGGTGTAGTCGTAACGGGCTAAAAAGTCAGCAGCAGCGTCATGGTGGTCAGGTCTTAGAAGAGACTGGAACACTTATCACGGTGCGACAAGAACACTTCCTTATGGAGTACATGATTGATTTTGATTTGGCTAGAGCAATGGCGAAGGCACAGATCATTCATAAGAAGGTCGCTGTAAGGATATTGAATAAACATCACTCAAGGCTATTTATGCAAGAGCGAATGAACGAGCTTAAAGAAAAATCTTTAGTAGACGAAGAGATGGTTGTCCGAGGGCTTATCAAAGAAGCAAAGGATATGGAGTTCGGTTCGCCCGGATCTAGGGTAACAGCTTGGACTCAGTTGGGTCGTCACTTAGCCATGTTCACTGACAAGAGGACTGTTGATTCAAAGATTGCTATTGAATCTGTTATCGCTGATCTACCTGCATTGGACGATGACGCCATTGAGGGTGATTACATTGAGTCATCCACTGTCGTCAACATCGAAGACATTGATCGGATATGACCCCTGCTGAAAAACAAAAGCTTCAGGCGTTAAAAACTAACTTCCCTTATTTTGCGAAGTCGTGCCTCAACATCAGGACAAAGAAAGGTGATGAGAAGCGGTTTGTGCTCAACAAAGCCCAGCAGTTCATTCATGAGAAATTAGAGAAGCAGATTGTTGAGACTGGAAAGGTGAGGGCACTTGTTCTTAAAGGTAGGCAACAAGGCTGCTCAACTTACACTGAGGCTCGTTTCTATCATAAGGTGAGTCAGAACCGAGGCAAGCGTGCGTTCATCCTTACACACGAGCATGAAGCCACGGCCAACTTGTTTGATATGGTAAGACGTTATCACGAAGGCAATCCTTTCAAGCCATCCGTCTCTAGTTCAAACGCCAAAGAGTTGATGTTCGACAAGATAGACTCTGGTTACAAGGTGGGTACTGCAGGTAACAAAGCAGTAGGTCGATCTCAAACCCTACAATTATTTCATGGATCAGAAGTTGGTTTCTGGCCCAACGGTGAAGAGCATCTAGCTGGTGTATTGCAAGCCGTTCCATCGGAGGATGGTACTGAAGTTATTCTTGAATCAACTGCCAACGGTGTTGGTGGTGTGTTCTATGAAATGGTTCAGGCAGCACAGCGAGGCGAAGGCACATACCAATTAATATTTGTGCCTTGGTACTGGCAACCTGAATACGTCATGTTATCTCCAGTAGATTTCGTTAGGACAAAACAAGAAGAGCAGATGGTAGAGAGCCTTGGCTTAACAAACGATCAGCTTTATTGGAGGCGCAATAAAATCATGGAGCTTCGCTCTGATGACTTGTTCCGTCAAGAGTACCCCATTTCAGCAAACGAAGCGTTCATCTCATCGGGTCGCAGTGTGTTTGTCTCTTCATGGCTTATGGCCGCAAGAGATGAGTGCTACTCCCCAATGATGAGAGCTGACCTTCAGATTGAATCGCAGACACTGATTGAAAAAGATGATGGCTGTTTAAGGGTTTGGGATTTACCTCAATCGAATTCTCGTTACGTTATAGGCGTTGACGTTGCAGAAGGCTTAGAGAAGGGTGACTTCTCGTGTGCAGATGTCTTAGACCAAAACGGTAATCAAGTAGCTCAGTGGCATGGAAAAATTGCTCCTGATCATTTTGGTGATTTGCTCTACGCCTTGGGCATGCTATATCGCAGAGCCTTTATGGGAGTTGAGCGAAACAACCACGGGCTTACTACCCTAACCATATTAAAGAATAAAGGTTACCCCAACCTTTATATGCAAGAAGAATTAGAACGTGAGTATGACGGCAAACAATTTAAGAAAGTTGGCTGGCTTACAACATCTCGTTCCAAACCTTTAATCATCGACAACCTCGCATCCATTATCCGAGATTCTGATTCTGGCATTGTCTGCCAAGAAACAATTGATGAAATGGAAACTTACATCGTTCAGTCAAACGGTAGCACTAATTCAAGACATGGTTATTACGATGACCGCGTCATGTCTTATGCCATCGCTTGTGAAATGTATCGGAGGATGCCAAGAAATTATGGCCACTCCGTAGTAAGTATACGACAGTTTAAGGCCGCTCAAGCGGGTGTAGGGTATTAAATGATAATTGATTACAAAGAAGGTGAAGAGCCTCAAAACGATGAATCAGAGAACAACGAAAGAGTTGCTGATTCATTAGGCGGAACGCTGCGTAATCGTTTTGAAGAATGGAGCGATGCCCGTAAAGACATTGAAGACGATTGGGTTAAAGATCTGCGTGCGTTCAATGCTCAGTATGACGAAGACACACAGGCTCGTTTGTCTGCTGACCCCAACCGATCACAGATCTATGTTCGTCTAACTCGTGAAAAAACAATGGCGGCTTATAGTCGCATCATTGATTTATTGTTTCCCAGTGGAGACATGCCTTGGAGTATAGAACCCACCAGCGTCCCCGAGATGATGGATGAACCTTCTATTATTGAGCTTAACCAAAAGGCCATGTTTGAAGTAGAGGCCATCATGCAGCAGTTACAAGCTGAAGGTGGCGAGTTACAGATAGATCCGATGGAGTTAGCAAAGCAGCGCGTTGCAGAAGTGATGGAAGAGGCTGCAGCAGAATCTCGAAAAATTGCTAAAAAACGTGCTGAGCTGATGACTCTCGAAATGAAGGATCAGTTAGAAGAATTGAATTATGAAGGTGTGTACAAGAAAGCCATTATGGAATCTTGCATGCTGGGTACAGGTTGTGTGAAAGGATCCACTGTAAAAGTGGAAAATAAACAGAGATGGTCAGAAACTCCTGATGGCTGGACAATGTCCTCAGAAGAAATCGCTAAACCAAATATCGAGTATGTATCAATTTTCGATGTTTATCCTGATCCTTATGCAATTGACTTGAGTGATTTATCTGGTGTGTTTCACCGCCATGTAATGACGAAGCATCAGTTTCGTGCGCTAAAGAAAATGACTGGATTTAGTACAGAAAACATAGATGAAATCGTTTCCGATAATCCTGATGGAAACCATGTTGAAGAAACCCACGAACAGTCAAGACGCCACATTGCTGGTCAGTTAATGAAGACCACATCAAATCGCTATGAGGTCATTGAGTGGTGGGGTTTAGTCGATGGTCTTGAACTTCAAAAGGCTGGATTAGAAATAGAAGATGAAACTGAAGAGTATGAGGCTAACGTCTGGATCTGTGGATCTAAAGTTATTCGTGCTCGATTGAATCCACACCAAGGTGGGGAGCTTCCCTATCAGTTATTTCCTTACGAACGCACTCCCCATCAGTTGTGGGGCACAGGCGTTCCTAAGATGATGCGTGATTCGCAAGACACCATTAACGCTGCAGTAAGAATCTTCATTGATAACCAAGCAATTTCTTCTGGCCCTCAAGTTGAGGTCAATACCAACATGCTTCCAGCTGGAGCGGATGTTACTGACATTCACCCATGGAAGATTTGGTTACGTGAGGGTGGTGATTCAGCCACACCGATGCTCAGGTTCTATCAGCCGCAGAATGTATCTCAGCATCTAACCACTGTGATCGAATTGTTCAGACGCTTCGCTGATGAAGAAACATCAATGCCATCTTATAGCCACGGACAGAATACTCCGGGCATGACTAAGACAGCATCAGGCATATCCATGATGATGGGTGCAGCTTCTATTGCAGTTAAATCAATAATTAAGAACATTGATGACTATTTGACGCGTCCTCTAATTGTCAGTTTGTACAACTGGAACATGAGATGGAACATTAAAGAAGAAATCAAAGGTGATATGAAAATTGTCGCCCGTGGTTCTACCGCATTATTGGCTAAGGAAGTCCAATCTCAGCGTCTTATTCAGTTTGCTCAGATGACAACCAACGAAGTTGATCTGCCGTTAACAGATAGACGCGTTGTGCTGGGCGAAGTAGCCAGATCTCTTGATCTAGACCCTGATAAGTTCATGCCAGTGCCTGATGACGAGTCGATGCAAGCTCAAGAAGCAAGGCAAACAGCAGATGATCAG